TCAAGACCAAGGTGATGAAGTATTACTCCGACGTGAACCTCATTGCCTACCACCGCAGTGACGCGTTTGCCGAGGCGGTGAAGTGCGGGCTGTCATGGCTGGAGGACTCGGCCCAGAACATCCCCGGCAAGGAGGTGATGTACAACGGGTGGGAGTCGTGGCGCAACGTCCTGTACGACAGCAACTCAATCAAGCGCAGCTACTCCGATGGCCGCTACCTGTTCCGCTGGAGGTATCTGGATCAGGATGTGGCAGAGGCGATGTTCCCGAACCGCAAGAGCGTGGTGAAGGCGTCGGCTATTGACGGCGTTACGCTGGGCTCGCAGGACGAAGATGAAATCTGGTACCTCGGGCAGAACCTCACCAGCGATGAGATATCGGCATGGTCTGGCGTAGGGCGCCGGACGTTCATCAGTGACACCGGGTGGGTGGACAGTGAACGCCCGACGGTGAAGGTGATCGAGGGTTGGTACCGTGCGCCACTGACGTGTCACTTCTGTGAAGGCGATGTCTTCGACGGCGAGGAGTTCGACCCGAAGAACGAGATGATGCGCACGGCTCTCGAGCAGCACGCCATCTCCCTGAAGGCGCAGACGCAGCTCGTTGTTTTCTGCGCGCTGTTCACCCGCAAGGGGCTGCTGGCAAAGATGCGCAGCCCATACAAGCACGACCGATTCCCCCTTACGCCGATCTGGGTCTACCGGCGAGGACGCGACAATGCGCCGTACGGAATGATCCGCAACATCCGTGACCCGCAGGAATCGAAGAACAAGCGCATGAGCAAGGCGTTGTTCGCTCTGTCAACGAACCAGATCATCGCCGATGATGACTCGGTGGAAGACTGGGATGTAGCCCGTGAGGAAGCGAACCGGCCGGACGGTGTGATCCAGAAGAAGCGCGGGTCAGAGTTCACCATCCGGCGCGACTACTCCGAGACCGAGATGCTGATGAAGTACGCCGACAATGACGGCCAGCAGATCAACAAGGGCTCCGGCGTCACCGAAGACAACCTTGGCAGGCAGACCAATGCCCAGAGCGGATACGCCATCGAGAGGCGGCAGGATCAGGGCAGCCTGTCCACCGCCGAGGTCTTTGACGGGTTTCGTCTGGCGGTGCAGCTCAGCGGTGAGAACGAGCTGAGCATCATCGAGCAGTTCGTGAAGGAGCCCAAGGTGTACCGGCTGACCGGGTACAAGGGCAAGCTCGAGTGGGTCAAGGTGAACCAGCCGGTGATTGGAGAAAACGGCGAGGAGGAGTACCTCAACGACATCACCGCGACCAAGGCAGACTTCGTCGTTGACTCGCAGGACTTCACGGCATCGATGCGGCAGGCTCTGTCAGAGGAGCTGATGCAGCAACTTTCGAAGTATCCACCGGAGCTGGCGATCAAACTGCTGGACATGGTCGTGGAGCTGTTCGACTTCCCGGGCAAGGACGAGTTTGTCGCCCGCATCCGGGAGATCAACGGCATGCCGGACCCGGAGGAGAAGGAAGACCCAGAGAAGATGGCGGCGATGCAAGAGCAGCAGGCCGCACAGGATGAGATCGCAGCAGGCATGGCAGAGCAGGAGCAGCTCGCAGTGAAGCTGGAGAACGAGGAGCGCGCCGCAAAGATAGCGAAGCTCAACGCGGAAGCCGAGAAGATCAGGGCTGAGAACGGCATCCCCCCGGGAGAGCAGGCGCCGGACGATGGCTCCGCTGCTCAGGAGCGCCTGACCCAGATCGAGCAGATGGTTACCCAGAACCTCGAGGAAATGCGCGACAACTACGCCAAGGCTGCCGAGAAGATGCAGTCAGAGGCACGGGAGGCGCTGAAGGTTGGCGATGACAAGCTCGAGGTCGAGCGCATCAGGGCTGCCTCAGCAGAGCGCGTCGCCGAGGTGAACGCAGAAAGCAAGCTGGAGTTGCTGCGGGCCCAGAAGGAGCAGGAAGATCAGGCGGAGAAGTCCATCGCTCGTGCGGTGCAGCCACTGCTTGACCAGATCGACAGCCTGAACGATCGTATTGAGATGATGTCCTCGAAGGAGAAAAAAGAATCCGAGGAGAAAGAACAAGTTACCAGTGAAAGCGGTACTGCAGCAGGGGAGGACAGCTCTGCGGCAATACTGCAGGCGCTGGAGAAGATCAACAAATTCATGACCGGCGGCCGCGAGATATCGGTGACCAAAGGCAAGGACGGCAATGTCAGCGGCACCGTGAAGGTTGCCGGTACTGACGTGGTCAGAAGCATCCAGCTCTCGAAGGACAAGAGCGGGAACATCAAGGGCAGCATCAAACCAGAGACAAACGTGCAAGGAGATTCACAATGAGGAAGCCGCGCAAGGTAGCGCTTATCAGTGTCCACGACTACCCTCGTGGAATGTACTCGGCCTATTGGAACATCAGTGTCACCGGTGATGATCTCATTGGGTACAAGTGGACCGCCCGTCTGTTCGCTTACGAGCCAACGGCGTGGGAGCATGAGGGCAGGTTGACGAAGGATCGTCCCGAGGGTGTGCCGTACCCGGACCTGCCGGGCGACGTCATCTTCAAGGGCAAGCCAGTCCCTCAGGATCGGTTCGTCACCCTGACGCCTGCTGATCAGGCTGAGGTTGTGATGATGCAGGAGGTTCGCCGCGAGCGGATTGCCGAAGCCACCGAGGCAGCCCCGAAGCCGGTGTATGCCATCTTCGAGAAGCCGAATGCCCCGAGCTGGAACGAGGTGATCGAAGCGACTGACGGGACAGAGACCCGAGACGAAGCTGACGCCGCCGCACAGCAGTGGGTGCTTGACCGCATCGAGGGCTTCCGTCGTGCCGATGCTGTAGAGCTGAGTGACGATGACGTCAAGGTTCTGGTTGCCGAGTTCGATCGCGCCCGGCGCCAGAAGGAGTACGGCAAGTGCGACAAGATGCGAGGCATGCTCAAGGCTGCCCGGATCAAAATCGAGGAGCAGGTCAGCATCGGTTACGAGGGCGACACTGCGTGGTCTCGAGGGAAAGCCAAAGGCAAGGCCGCCAAGGTGAACTCCGTCATGGTCATGCCGAACCCTGTCGATGTGTGGGGAGCGATTCGCGACACAGCCCGTGAGCTGTGGGACAAACTCGCAAAGCCGCTGCTCGCTCTGGCCTACAGCGCGACGGCACGCAACAACCGGCTCGATGAGCTGACTGCGTTGATCGATGCTGGCACGGCTGGATTGTTCCGCATCTATGACGGCTCTCGCCCGGCAACCTGCGGCACCGCCACTACGCTTCTGGCTGAGCTGACACTGAGCGCCACGTCGTCGGCGGCCGCTAGTGGTGGCGACCTGACGTTCAACCCGATCACGGCAGACTCGTCTGCTAATGCTGGCGGTACGGCAACATGGTTCCGCATCGTTGACTCGGCTGGCACGTGTGTGATCGATGGAGACGTTGGTACATCTGGTTCTGACTTGAACCTGAACAGCACGACGATTTCAATTCTTCAGGAAGTGTCGGTCAGTTCCGCCGTCATCACCGAAGGCAACGCGTAACACCAACCAACCTGAAAGGGAATGACAATGAAACAGCAGACCAGAGGCACACTCACGCTCATCGGCTGCGCGATCCTTATCGTGCTCTCGCTCTATGCCGTGACCGGGTTCGCGCAAGCGCTTGACCAAGCAACGCTTGAGTGGGACTCGTCCGGGCCGCAGACGCAGGAATACCGCATCTATCGCGCCGCGCCTCAGATCGACGGCACTTGCTCTGTACCTGTTGCCGGGTATCAGCAGATCGATGCAGTACCGGCAGGAACGTTGACGTACATCGATGGTCCGCTGCCGTTTAACACAGGCTACTGCTGGTTCGTTACCGCGTGGAACGTTGACCACGGGGAAAGCGAGGCTTCCAACTTGGTGACGAAGCGCATCCCTTTTCTGGCGGTCCCTCCCGCCCCTGCAGGTTTGAGGGTGAGGTAGAGGCGGGACACCGCATCGTGATCAACGTGGTCTGCAAGGAGCTTTGACTTGAGCAGTAACAGTGACGCAGAAGATAGCATCGAAGGGATTCAGCGCCACCTTGACACGGTGGACGCTTGGCGACACGAAGTGGTCGATCCGCACATCGAGCGGATGGATCGGGTGGCAGACGACACGAGAGCGTTGCGCGAGTTCATGGAGGAGACGGCTGGTGCTGCCCACTTGATGTGTCGCTTCGCTACTGCTTTCCGGTTCACCATCCGGTACATCGTCATTCCGGCTTCTGTGCTGGTCGTGATGGGTAAC